CTTAAGTCTTTTACGCTTCCATTGGCTTTTCATCTTTCACATCCTCTGTGACGCACTGCGTTAATCGTTGCAACCTGATAGGCGACCGCCAGATTGAATCTGTGATGCTTTTGGCACCGCAGCTTTTTAAGTATCGCTCTGCCGCTAGCCGTTGATCACCGTCTAATACGCTTACATCGTAAAAAGTTGGCACTGCTTTAGGCTTAGGCGCATCGGCAGCCCTTACCTCAATTACGTCACCATGCACTTCATGGTTGATAGGTGGCGGCTCGTAGGCTTTGGGTGGCGCAAACTCAGAAGGCATTTCTTCAGCGGTATACAACCCTCCAAGCTCGTTGATAAATGCCTCTCTGATGGCTAATGACTTCGCACACTTCGAAAGCATTATACTGGGCATTTGTGCCCATATAGGGGTTTTCTTGCCGTACTCAGCCATATAAGCCGTAGCGATGCTAGGAAACCTGCGATCCTTACGGTAGACCTTAGCAGTAGCGCTCACTAGCTGCTTGTCATCCCACTCGTAAGTAACTTCCATGCCATCAAATTGAGGGTGCGAGTTAGCTATCTTTAAGAAGCCATTTATGCCTGTCATTAACTGCAAGCGCCCACCTGCTTTGATAGCCCAAATTTCCTTGGTTGCTGGGTTAAGTCCTGTTGCCCTGCACATCTCAGCAAATAGCATAAACTCAGGATCAGTCAGTCCTGGCGCTACTGTGTTTCTAAGCGTATTAAGCATCTCCATATTGTTTGTTGTTGTTAGTTCCTTACTCATTTTCGTATTTCTCCGGTGACGCGTTATAAATTGCTTCGTCGATATCTTCTAAAAGCGACTCTGGATCTTGTTGACAAGCTATCGATAAATAATTCCAACCATCTGCGGGATCAAAAATGAGCCAACCCGTTCGCGTGTTTCTACTCGCCTTTATTTCAAATTCGTGCCCGTTTCTATGTTTTAGTTTATAGAATGGAAAATTTACATCTATTATCGTCATCATATATTTCCCTTAATTGTGTACAGCGCCCCCACCGTATCAGTACACAGTAGATAGTGCTAGTACTTTTTTCGCGTATTGTTGTCCCTCAGCACATTTTACTCGCCCACAGTTGTAGACGGTTAAAGCACGCTGTAAATCCCCATGCTGATCAAGCTCTTCGCGTAGGATCCTAGCTCCACAACGTAAGTTGTAAGTCGGATCCCATAAGTGATCAGCGTTAGGTAGCCCACAGCGGCGAGCGTTGAAAGGCATGATCTGAGCTATCCCCCTAGCGCCGACTCGTGAGACGGCTTTAGGGTTATAAGCACTCTCGACCTTAACTAAGGCTTTAAGCACTTTGCGAGATAGCCCGTAAGCATCAGCAGCACGCTCTACCTCCGCCTCCAGAAGGCCCCTAGAAGCCACCACAGGGCGTTTAAGCAAACGCCCCCCATGGTAGACTAGCCCCTCTGGAAGCGTGGTGTAGCAAGCCGCTATAACCAGGGCAGCGACTATCCAGCCGCCACCCTGTTGGCTATCAGCGCTCACTTACGCCCCACAGTTGCCCTAACTGCCATAGCTGGGTCATCGCCTAATACGTAGACCCTGACACCGATGATGGTGGTCACAACCCCAACAAAAAAACAAACGTGTAGGATCGTAACCATGATCCCCGTAGGGGTGAATAGTAGCTCTTTAATTGCTTTCATAATTAGCTCCCCTGAACTTCGTTAGACGGTTGTGAACAATCGGCCCAGAGATAGCACTTTAGAGGGACGTTATGGGTTTTCTGCGATTCTTGGCGCTCATCGACGCGAGTAATCCACAGCTTACCCCCAGCCTCGATACCGGTACACCCAGATACAGCCGCAGCAATAAGTCCCAATAGTCCAAATAGTATTTTTCTCATATATTCCCCTTTATTTACGTTAAGTTATTATTACCTACCCCAACCAAGATCCAAACCTCGCATCGGTTGCCCCAGTCCGTCATTAGGGACTACACGTTGTACGGTCTCGCTCCCAGTTAAGTCTTTATCCCACAGGTTTTTTTGTGGTCGCGTAGTTGTCACGACGCTGTAACCTGTACCCCAAGGGCCACGATCCTGCGGAACCGGCAAAACCGGCTGAACAGGCAAGCCGTAAATAGGCTGCTGCTGTGGTTGGTTGTATCCGCTGTTAGCTATAGCCCAATCAAGCGCATTTGGCTCCGATTGCGCCGATGCTGCTAAGGGTAGAAAGGCTAGGGTTAAAAGTAATTTTCGCACGATGTTTTTCCTTTATTAATTAAACCAACGATTACAGATACCACGACCTAATTCAGCGCGTACCCATTTCTGTATCTGTTCGCGTGTTGTATAGCCTTGGTCTCTCAGGTAGTCCCACAAAACTGTCACAAGAGCACGACAAGCCGCAGCACGATATTCAGTCGGAAAATATTGCCCCTCATAGTAATCAAAGGCATTAGTCCCATCGTTATAGACTAAACGACCCGTAAAACCTTTAAGAAGGTCGGTGGTTGAAATATCCCTAGTTGCCACCGCTAGCAGAAGCGCTCTAGCGTCTTTACCGTCTCTAGCTATTTCGTAACGCTCTGCGTTGAACGCCTTGCGACCCTCAGTATCAGACCATGAGCTGTAATAATTGCGCCAGTCGATGCCGCTACGTTGATTGATGTGCTTTTCTAGTGCTTGCAATACTTGCTCTCTCATATATTCCCTTTGCTTGGCTTAATTGCCATACCTCTACAGTACCAAATAAGACGCACTGTGTACAGTAAATAGTTTCGGCAGATGTAAAAATTTCTTGAGGGATTTTTGCCAGAAAGGTATAACTGGCTGAAACAATAAAAAAACCACCTCTACCGGCTAAAGTAAAAGGTGGTTTTAAGGACGAACAATATGGGAAATAATAGCAAATCCTCACCTTTTTTCAAGGTATTAAAGCAGCACAAAGAGTTAGGCTTTGATGGCATGGTGTTTCTAGCCTATGTCGCAGAGTTTGAGGCGCAAGGCCTCCATTGCTTTGTGAGTCGTGCCAGAATTAGCCAAGACCTCCCTATAAGCGAATCAGGAGCCCGCTATCTTATCAAGCGGCTAGTAAAGCAAGGCTATCTCCAGGTCAAATACGAGGGCAGAAAACGATACCTCAGCACCGTAAACAGAGGGGGCACGATTAAACCAGATCAAAATACAAAGGGGGCAAATCCTGCACCCAAAAGGGGCACGATTAAACCAATCAAGGGGGCAGAATTAAACCAGATGAGGGGGCACGAAAGAACCAATACAAAGAATCATAACAAAGAAATAATACAAAGAAACAATTACAAAGAACTATCAGCAACAGAACGTGAAAGGTTAGAACTATTAGAATTAGGAATTGATTTAGAGTTATTACCTAAGTAAGCCCGTTAAACGGCCTAGCAGCCCCAAGGTTAAGAGATAATGCTACGGGGTAGGGTTACCCCTAGGCTACAATGTGGATGCAACCTAGGGGCTTTTAGGGGGTTATGGCTCGATTCTGTCATGTATCGGTAATGGATAGTCTGTTATGCAACGAAACGCTCCGCAGTAGTATCGGTTATTAGTAAAAAAAGATTAAGGGTATTTTAGGCCTCGTGGTATCAGGTAGTTAGGAATGGGGCTTGCAGTATCTGCACACAGTAACTACTCTGATCAGTGTGTGGATCAGCGGTAACCATTATCCAGATAGCTATCAGGACAGGAAGATGAGGCGACAGCGCTCCGCTAGAATCAAGACTGGTCACTACCATACTTTGCCCCAAGCAGCAGGTAATCTCTATCAGGCAGTACGCAAGCAGCTGGGACTTACTCGTAGTGCTATGGCTACGCTGCTAGGGCTACAGGATGAGCAGCTCAGGTATCGTGAGAGGTTCAAGCGCATGTACCATCCCTGCGAAGTAGCAGCACTACAGCAGGCAAGTGGCATGACGTGGGATGAGTTCGGTAAGTTACTCAATGATATCGCATAGTTACCTATGGTGTGTGGTTAGCTTATTAGTTTTCTATTTCTAGGTAGGTAAGATTCTAGAATGAAATCAAGGGCTTACAGCTGCGAATGAAAAGTATGATTTCCAAATCCAAAACAAATTTGAAAATCGGCGAGGTACCGGTTACAGCTATATCCCATCTCCCACATAAAAATCGCTATCTCAGCCTCAAACGCTGTATCGTAAATTCTCATCACCCATATAAAATTCCCAAATATTACCTTCAACCACTGTTTTGCTATTAGGGGCATAAAAAGTATGAGCGAGGACGATTTAAAACAGCGCGAAGAATCTGAGGCCGCTCCGATTATAAAAAATCCCGAAATTGAGGTTTTGCCGCCGATTATGCGTGAGGTTCCGCAGACTAGGGAGCACCAGAAGGATGAGCAATTAGCCCTACAGATACGCGATATGGGGCGTTTAGGGCTTTCTAAGAGCAGTACTGCGTTAGCTGCTAGGATTACGCCTTACTTGCTAGACAAGTATTACTCTGAGGAGTTTTTAGAAGGTCAGAGTCAGATGCAAAAGGGGTTAGCTACGGTGGCTATAGCTGAGGCTATGAATGGTAATACTCCTATCCTGCTTCATCTGTTAAAGACTAAACTTGGTTGGTCAGAGCAGCAGACGTTAGAAATTACGGGTGAGATTAGGAGTGTGGTTAGTGCCAAGCCATTATCGAAAGAGGAGTTTGTCCAAAGGTATCTTACCCAGGATACGGAGGATTGAGTATTACCGTTGCCCAAATTGTTACTTACCAGGATTGGTAGTTACTGATAACTTATGGGTGGTTTGTTGGAAAAAGCGTTGTGGTAGGGGCTTTAGGCTAATTGACCATAAAATAACCAAAGAGGAATACGAGGGCATATGGGGGTCGAGCATAGTTGTAAGGATGAAGACGGGCCGCAAGTGATGCGTTGCCCTAAGTGCGAGGTTATTTCTGTGGTTAAGGCTGGGGAAGAAGTGGTTGATTTTGGTATGTATGCTGGTCTAAGCGGCGAGTACTTTCTTTGTCAGAATCCCAAGTGTGAAGTAGAGCGGATTTACAACACTAACTGTGTAATTACTAGCAAATGAGCGAAAACTTAGACGTAAATGTGGTATGGGCACCTCAAGCTGGGCCTCAAGAGGCGCTAGTAGCGTGTCCAATTACGTTAGTTGGCTATGGGGGCGCTCGTGGTGGCGGTAAGACTGACGGGGTTTTAGGCAAGTTTGCTATTAAGCAAGAGCAATTAGGGGCTGATTTTAATGCTATCTTTTTTCGTAAAGAATT